ATGGCGGGTTATTTGTCCTGGTTATTCCCCCGTTGTAAAATCTCTCCTAAACTTAACGGTACGGCACCACACTTCGGGGATGAAATGTTCGCGCTGGTACTTTTTGTTTGCTACCTGGATGGCGGTTGTGAAGATATTGTTGTGGATGTCTACAACACGGAACAGCAGTGTCTTTATTCTATGAGCGATCAACGGATCCGCCATGGCGGTTGTTTTCCGATTGAGGATTTTATAGATGGTTTCTGGCGACCAGCACAGGAGTATGGTGATTTTTAATTATTGCAATTGCACAAGAGTCAGTTCGCCCCCAAAGACAGCACCGGTATCAATATAATGCAGGTTGCCAATATCCACGCGATGTCGCAACGGTGTATGACCAAACCAGAAATGATCAGCACCTGTAATTCCCTGCCCTTTTTGGCGTTCACCTAATCGCGAGCGGCTCCACAAGACCTGATGCAAATCAACGTCCTTTTGCCATTCATAAACATCATCTGGATAATCGGCATGAGCAATAACATGTTTGCCGGTACGACTGTGTACTTCAAGAATAAAGGGCAAATGCTGACATTTTTCCAGCGCCGTTTTCGCTTGTTTCTGTTGATTATCTGCCAGCGCAATAAACCAGTCGCCGCCATTCATCAACCACAAAGACATCTGCTGGGATGCCAGCGCATCCATCGCCATCTGTTCATGATTGCCTCTTACCGCACAAACCCAATGTTGTTCCAGTAACTGCAGACAACGTAAACTTTGCGGCCCACGATCGATAACGTCTCCTACTGAGATAAGTAAATCTCGCCACGGATCAAAACGACAATGCCATAATTTGCGGCGCAACTGCTCAAGACAACCGTGTATATCGCCAGAAAGCCAGATATGTCGCCATTGATGACCCGCAATTCTCTGATAAACGGGCGCAGGCTGTTTCATCAATATTTTCCTCCCGCGCTAAAGATCACATAATCTTAACAAGAATGTTAAAAAACGCTGGACTCAGACAGTAGAGTGTGTGTTATGGTTGACTATAAAGTCAGCGAAGGAAATGCTTCTGGCTTTTAACAGATAAAAAGAGACCGAACACGATTCCTGTTTTCGTCAACAAACAACAAAATCTTTTAGAATTAATGTGTTAAATAAATTTATGCTCATCTTTTAATCTCTAACACGTACTATTACATATTAATACATTCAATTAGTTACCATTTTTTTCGAGTTTTTTAGAGAAATTTTCGGGAATATTTCAGGTCAATCCATGCATACACAAGCAATTCCTGTATTGAATAATTCCGTAGCAATTATGTAAAATCATCTCCGGCTGATTTTCATTCAAACTCGCGCTATCGAACGTCCATCAGCCAGCCGTGGCACGTTCTTGCATACGACGTGCCGCGGATCCTATTATTCTAGTATGAAATCCCTAACCGATTTCAAATTCTCCAGACTGCTCAGATTCTCTTTTATCCCACGCTGGCGCTGATAAATCTCGTCATTGCAATCGACCTGCGCTATCGCTGCCGCAGTTCTTCCAGTTTCTGCATCGATAACTCCATCTTCTGAGCAATAAACCTCACCTATGCAATATTTTATGTCAATTATTTCAATTGCATTAATATCTTGAATGGATTACATAGAGTTAATGTATCCAGTACTCCCTATTCTCTTGCATATAATACATGTTGCAACTTACATCTCAGCGCTATGAAAAAACACCACCTCTCTCTTTATGAAATTCTGGATTTACCAAGCGCTAATTTATCATTTCAATCTACCTTTAAGCATTGCATTTATCTCCCTACGAGGTCATACTTTAGGAAGTTAAATATGAATGATAATATACCTACAGCGCGAAATCACAAACAATCGACTTGTATTACAGAAAAAAACATGCCTATCTTTTTAAACTTCACAGCAGGCAGTATCTTACCTGAGAATGAGCTAGCATCTTTACGTTATATTGTGCAGCAAAATCAAAATGATACTGTAATCATAAAAGAACGTTATAAAATGGATATCCGTTATATCGAATCAGTCAATGGTTTTACAGTAAATCCTGTATGCAGTAATCATTTCTCCATATTTATGGCGAGACAAAACACTATTGCTCGCAACCTGGAACAGCAGATCAACAACGGACGAAGTTTTGCACAAATATCTCAGGATTTTATGCTTCAATTATCTTCAAATATAGGATGGAAAAAAGGGGCCGAAAACGCCCTTAAAAATAAAATCCATTCTCATTCATTTGTTGTAAATCCTGATGAATTCTCTTGCGACACACAATTTCTTAAGTGCCCAATAACATTATGCGTTCCAGAAAAAGGGGTTTTTGTCAAGAACGCACTGAACTCCAACATATGCACTCTTTATGATAAGTCTGCGTTCATGAATCTCACAAGAGAACATCTACCCCACCCTCTCAGCAGGGAAAAGATAGTAAAAGAAATGATTATTGAAAGGAATATGTGTTATTTTGACACCATAAGTCAGCATTTCATAATTATGGATGCAGACCAACAGAAACAGCATTGTAAATAAAATGTAATAATTACATACTATTAGTGATTCTCATGCATCGTAAGCGGCTCGCCAGAACCGTATTGATATTTACTGAGCGCTCAGATCAACTTTCCATGGCAACAGATCGCGTACCCGGTTTGCCGGCCAGTCCTGGATATGCTCCCGCCGACAATATTAATGGCCAGGAAATGTTTAAAACAATGATTCTGTTTCCTAACCATCAAGTGTATATGCTGGCTCAATTACTCAATATCTATGGGTTGAGTTCTACCCAAAGTGGCTCTGTAGTCGCTTCTTCTTACAGTATGTTCAGGTGTTGCAGGCACAGTTGTGGAGCGTAGATGCGTTGTTGGTTTACCATGCTCTGGTACATAAAAAACGCCAGTGCCATGGTAACCTGATATAGAAACGTTAATTCCGCGACGTTCAAACTCGGCATAGACGTGTTCTGCTAAAGACCTCTTTTGACCAAATAATGCCCTGGCCAACCAGCCGTTATTCATATTTGCGGATTTTTCTATTTCATCAGGAGAGAAGTCTTTGTTTTTTATTATGTTGGCTGAGTTACAGGATGTTAATCTGATATCATCTATTTCATGAAGATTATGTTGAACAATGCGGTCGACAATATCTGACGGTGATAAAAATTCATCTCCGCACTTAAGAAGAGGTAGACCAGCAGAACCATGCCCAGACAGATAAATTTTGTTGTATTTTCCTGGTGTTAAATCATCTGGCAGGATGGTTTTCATCTCTGTCGCTGTAATACTTATAGCTGCAGCAGCAACAACATCGCTATTACTTGATTGTAGATGGCTTTTATTTGCTCCAGGATATGTAAACTCCATTTTCCTTTTATCAAAATCTTGTTTTGTAGCATCATTCAGGAATAATAAATCATACGGTTTTTTCCCCGTTGTGACTCTTGAAACATTTTGGCCAAGAATATTAAGAGTATAGTCATTAACGGATTTCATTCCTAAAAAAACAAGTAATCCTTCTTTCTCTTGCGCTTTTTCGATTGTTCTCCCTGCTAAAGTTATTGGGATGGATTGAGATTGTTTTGTCGGAACTGATACGCTGGCGCTAATAGGTAGTAGGGTTCTTATGCTAAACATACAACCTCTTTCTTAATTTTCGAACCTGTTTAGGATTCTGTGTAAATTCAAAATAAACCTGTCTGAACATTCCTAACAAACATCCACCGGACATGACAACAAAAACCGGAGCCGGACTCCGGTTTTTGTGAAGCTGTCGGCTATTTCATTCCGCCAATATTTTCCCACGTCCCGTCAGCACGCAGAATTTGCAGCGGTCTTACCACGCACTGTATCTGCTTTTTATCCGCATCCAGTATCACCACCTGCGTGATTACCCTGGCCTGCTCCGGGATAATGCCATTCTCATCGGACTCCAGAATGTCTGCCGGTCCCAGTCGCAGCTGTGCTGTAGGCGACTGCACGTGTTCACGGCCATCATGCTTTCCGCAACCACACAGACACTGCATAAGTTTTTTTAGTATATTCATGTCATTCTCCTGTTCTGCCTGTATCACTGCCCACTTCATCCAGCCCCTTAACATCCTGCCACGGCCCGTCACCAAACCTGACCTGCAAATGCCGAAACAGCCCCTGAACCTGTGTGGCATCTTTGGGGTCAAGAAAGGTCAGTCCGGTGATGAGTGCGCCATCTGTATCCGGGAACCAGCCATTGCTGTTTGTCTCAATAATGCTCGCCGGCCCCAGACGAAAACGGATTTGTGTCTCCCCCGGGTCGCCCGTTCGGTCCCTGAGGTCCGGTTGCCCCCACCGGGCCAGCCGCACCTGTTTCTCCTTTCGGTCCCTGTGGGCCTGCCGGGCCTGCCGCACCGGTATCTCCCTTTGGACCCTGTGGACCTGCATTTCCCGTCAGACCGGTCTCTCCCCGCTCTCCCTTATCACCCTTCGGCCCCTGAGGACCCGCGGGCCCCTGTTCCCCCTTTGGCCCGGGAGGTCCCACCACGGTGGGGATTCGGTTTACGGCCTCTTCCGCCGCTATCCTGCTTTGTTCCGCTGACTGTGCGCTTTCTGCTGACTCCCGGGCTTTTTCTGTTGCGGTCGTTGCATCCCTGGCTGCATTACCGGCTGCACTTTCTGCCGTCTTTCTTGACAATTCAGCTTCTGCTGCACTTTGTGATGACTCACTGGCTTTTTGAGCGGCCGCAGAGGCCGAGGACGAGGACGCCTCCTCTGACTGCTTTGCAGCGGCTGCACTTTCTGCCGCCTGCCGGGCTGACTCCGATGCCTCCCCTGCTGAAGTGTCAGCATGTGCAGCGCTCTCTTCTGCCTGACTGGCTGATATGCCGGCATTCCTCGCTGACGTCTCCGCCTCTCCGGCATTCTTCTTCGCCTCCTCAGCGTGACGCGCCACCTCTTCCACCATCAGTTCAAAACGGCGCAGTGCCTCCGGCCGGACGTCATCCTCCGACATGGCACCGAGAAAATCATTCAGCGTACCGGGTTGAGAATCTTCATACACGGTGATGGTCCCGGCATGTGACGGCGGGAAGCCCTCCACCAACAGAATGACGCTGTACTGACCGTACTCAACGTCCATGCTGTAACGACCGGCTTCATCCGGATTTTCAGAGGCCACCGTGTTCACCACCACCGTGCTGCTGGTCCGTCTGGCTTTCAGTTGAATGGTGCAGTTCTCTACCGGTTTTCCTGTGCCGTCTTTCAGTACACCTGAAATCTTTACTGCCATATTCACCCCACAAAAAAGCCCGCCTGAACCGGCGGGCTGTCATAACACTGTGTTACCTGGCTAATCAGAATTTATAGCCGACACCCACGATGAAACCGTCAGTGCGCCAGTCGCCACTGCCGGAGCCTTCATAAGCAATATCAATGGCCACGGATTCGGTCGGGTTAAACTGCACGCCAGCCCCCCACGCCAGAGACGTGTTGCTGTGGCGACCGTCATCACTTCCGGTCAGCACATCATGCGTTTTCCCCTTGTTGTCAGTTACGCGGAGATAATCCCCGGAAAAAGTCGACACACGGCTGTAAGCCACGCCCGCCATCGCATACGCACTGAACCATTCATTCACGCGCACAGACGGCCCCGCCATTACGCTGAACCAGCGGTTACGCACGGAATCTTCATGCCAGCGGGTATCGCTGTAATGGGTCAGCTGGCGATTCTTGTCTCCTGCATAGCTGAACGACGTCACCATCCCCAGTGTGTCCGTAAACTCATAACGGTATTTCACGTTAATCCCGTTCAGTTCATCGCTGCCAGGAACGTTCGTCGAGACATGAAGATACCCCGCGCTCAGCGTGGCCTGCTGCTCAGACGCCCATGCAGGCGCACCGGATACGGCCAGACAGATGGCTGCGGACAAAATGGCTGCACAAACTTTACGCATAATTACCTCTCGCTTTTCTGCAATAAAAAAGGCGCCATTTCTGGCGCCCGTATATGGGTTATAAAATTCAGCTGATACTGATGCCTGCTGTGGATTTCTTCATCACCACAACCAGCAAATCGCTGATACTTGCTGTGGGATACCAGTTATTCACCAGCCATGCTGATACCGAAAACTCCAGCGTCATGTGACCGTGACCGGCAGGCATATCAATAACGCCACTGTAAATCAGCGTATTATCCAGCGCGGTACGGTTATAAATTTCAGCACCGTTTTTCCGCACTATCAGACGGCATGAGGAGTAAATATCAGTATGCTCTCTCTCATGCTTAGCGCCACTGAATGCCACCGCCGGAATAACAATCTGCCGGTCAAACGGCTGATCGTCATAAACCCTGACGGTAATGGTCCCTGATGGCCACCGCTCCGGTGCCCGGGAGTCCCGCGGAAAAGCCTTACCCACTGTTTTGACTATATCGCCTTCAATCTGGTTGGCTGACAGTTTCCCCTTAATCTGACAGTTCTCATTAATTGTGACATTGTTGAGCGTCCCGGCGTTCGCATTCACACTGCCACTGATATCTGCATTTTTAGCGGTCAGCTTTCCGTCCGGTGTCAGGGAAAATGCCGGAGGATTACCGCCGCTGGTAATGGTGGGAGCCGTCAGGCGTTTCAGGAACACGTCGTTCATGAATATCTGATCGCCCTGACCACAAACATCGGCTTTGTGTTGCCATTCGCAGGATTAATCATCGCAATCCTGTCTGCCGCCAGCAGCACCTGACTCTGCATTCCTGCTGGCGTATTCTCAATACCGGCACCGATACCCGCAATATAAAGGCGTCCGTCCTTCATCTGTTGCAGCTTCACAGCCCACATGCTGTTCAGATTATTATTTGTATCAACCTGAACCTTCTGTATCTGCTGGATCGCTGCACTCTGGTCTTCCAGTTTCTTATTGACGGTCTGCGTGATTTCATTACTGACATCCGTGATGGACGTTCTGATTTCCGCCAGGTCAGGCGCAAGCTGACCGTTATCAATCTGAGTCCACAACTCCTGAGCCAGATGGGTTTTCCCTATCTCTCCTTTGAAAAAATCCAGATAGCCGGATGCATCATCACTCGGCTGGCCAACAGCCTCCACAAATGCCGATTTGCCAACGGTGTTCACACTGCGGATATAAAAGTAATAATCATGGCCCGGTTTGATATTGATACTGGCGGCTATCCAGTACAGCCCCGTGCCAAGGTAGCGGGCTGTGGTTTCAACCTGCCTGATATCGGTAATCCGCGTTTCCGAAAACCAGAACTCAAACTGTACCGTCGGGTCATACACCGCAAGACGCGGGACCGCTGTTATCTGAAAATAGCCCGGTGTCAGCTCAATCTGTGACGGCGCTGCCGGTGCGGCAATCCGGAACGATACCGACGCCGGATCGCCCTGCTGCCCCCACGCATTTACCGCCCGGACTGTCAGCCTGTAGTTCCCCGGCGCCAGTTGCGTGAAGCGGTATGTGGTTTCCGTCGTCCGGGCCGTGCTGACCAGCCGCTCACTGCCGTCATCCGCGACCACGGTCAGGCGAAGCATAAAGCTCACGCCCTTCACCACCTTCGGCGTGTCCCATTTCGCCTGCGCCAGATACTGACCGTCAGCTGCGCTCACCTCCACCGTCAGGTGCTGCACTGCCGGAGGGATGACGCTGTTCAGGGTGCCTGACTGCGGCTCAAAGCTGGCCCCGTTATCCACGATGGCTTCCTTTTCCGGTACGTGCTGCACCGCCGTGATGGCAAAGGTGCCGTCCGTGTTTTCCCGGATGGAGACACAGCGGAACAGGCGACGACGCAGTGACGGCAGGGAGAGTCCCCACACACCGTATGTCTCCACACCATCAGGCAGGGTGCTGACCTGTATCCGGTCCGGCGCGGGTGTGCAGTGATGGCCACGCTCACCGGCTTACCGCTGCCGTTAATCAGGTTCACCGTGGCGGCACCTGTCTCCGGCAGGGTCACCTCACGGTCCAGTGTCAGGGTGCGGCTGGCGGCATCGATGGACAGGATACGTCCGCCGGTCATGGTCCCGGCATAGTCGTTATCACAGATTTCAATAATGTCACCGGGTGTGTGACGCAGCCCCTGTGACCCGAGCGTGAAATCCACCGTCTGCGTTTCCAGCAGTCCGGTCTTTATCACCCACAGCCCGGCACGGTGGGCCTGACCGCGACTGGTGCAACCGAACGCATCCATCTTCAGCAGGTTGCGCCCGTAGCGCAGTATGGCTTCCGGGTCTTCCACCAGTTCCGTGGAGGTCTGCCAGCCGTTCTGCGGGTCGGTGTAATTCACCTCCACCGCCGTGTGGCGGTCCTTCAGGGCGCTGAAGCTGTAGCGAAACCCCACGCCGTTATCATCCACCACCACATCGCAGTTGGTGTACGGCCACACCACATCCGACGGGCGGTCCTGAACGAACGTCAGCGTCTGGCCGTTCCATACCGGCATACAGCGCATCGCCGAGCAGAAATCACTGAGAACGTCCCACGCCTTACGCTGTTGTGACAGGTACGCATTAAAGGTCATCCGCGGCTCTGTGCCCCCGAAACCATCCGGGACCGCTGGTCACAGTACTGCCCAATGGCATACAGCGCCCATTTGTCCACGTCTGCCGCCCCCAGACGTTTTCCCATGCCGTAGCGCGGGTGAGTCAGCATGTCCCACAGGCACCAGGCCGGGTTGTTGCTGTATGCCGGTTTCAGGCTGCCGTCCCAGATGCCGCTGTACGTGCGTTTTTCCGGGTCGTAGTTTGACGGCACCTGGATGATGCGACCGCGGATATGGTAGTTCACCGTCATCTGCTGACCGCCGAACTGCTCCGCATCCACCTGCAGCCCCACAATGGCCGTGTTCGGGTAGCACTGTTTCACATCGATGATTTCGGTGTATGACGACCACAGCGTTCTGTTCTGCAGCTGGTCCGTGGTGCTGTCCGCCGTCTCCCG